TCTTCCATGCTTTCAAAACTTCTTGATGTTGCTGCAACATATTTATAAGCTTCTCCTAATTGTGCAATACTTGTATTAGTATTATTAGCAGTAGCCGCCATGACATCCATAAAATGATCTACATCTTTTAACTCTATCCCAAAGGCAGTCATATTATCCGTTAGAATATCGGATGTACTAGCTAAATCTTCTCCAGATGCAATAGATAGCTTTAAAAGTTTTGGTGTCATTTCTAATACTTCATTTGTTTTCATTCCTGCCATAGCTTGATACATTTGAGCTTGTGCCACTTCTTGTGCTGTAAATCTTGTACTTCTTCCAAGTTCTCTTGTTTGAGTCATTAGCATATTTTCTTCAGCTGCTGTTGCTCCCATGATAGCTTTGTTTCTTCTGACTTGATCCTCTAAATCAGCAAAAGCAGTTAAAGAGCTTCCAGCTATAGCACCTAATCCAACTAATCCTTCTTTAAGTTCCAATCTAGCACTTAGTACATGTTCCAAATTTTCACCTCCAAATAAAAAAGAGCAGTTTTAAACTGCTCTTAATTTAATTATTTTATTCATTATTTATTTTTTTTGGATTGCCTCTCTAACAGTCCAACATTGGATTGTATCTCCAACCAATCTAATTTTTACTACACTAGCAAAGTCTGCTGTATCAACTACTTCAACTTCTAACCCTGGTTTCAAATATCCACCATCACCACTATTTATCAATTGATTCATATATTTTTTTAAAGCAGGCATATCCTTTGAATTAATATACATAAATATATCATCCAATTGTTCTTTGGTTCTCGTATAAGGGAATGTACCATTCTTAGTAACATATCTTGTAGCACCAAAACTAATAACTGAAATAAAAATAAATAGCACAAATAAAAACTTTTTCATAAAACTTCCCTCCTAAAATGAATTTAATATACTATATTATAGCATTATTCTTTTAAAAGGTACATGTAAAATAAATCTTTTTCTGAGAGTTTTCTAAGTTCTTCTAATTTATGTCCTCTATTTAAATAATGAGCGACTGTACTTAATTTCCAGTCGCTCTCTATTAGTTTTTTGTTTCTTCAACTATGCTAACTAAATCTTTTTCTCCATATCCAGAAACTACTAAGATTAAATCTGCTAGTCTATAAATAGTTGGGTCTTTTAAAACTTTGCTCACAACAGAAACAGGATTACTCTTACAACCTAGCTTTTCTATTAGCTTATCATCTCTAAAAATAGAACAAGAGTTATAAATTACTTCTAAATCCTTATCCTTTTCTTTAGACAAGATTAAATCTAAGTAATCTTCTTTGTTTAAAAGCTCACAATCCAAATCTCCATCTAATTCTTTTACATAGATTTTTACTTTTTCTCTTTTATCATTATTTATTTTTTTACTATTTTCAAGTAGCATATCTGCTGTAACTAACATTTAAGCCTCCTATTTTATATCATTTTCATAAGCTAAATCTTCTGGTGTAAATCCGAATGGATATTCTTCCTCTACAATTTCTCCTCTAGCAATGTTGATTAAATCTATTGAATTGAACCATACATTATCAAGAGAGATTCTTTCTTCTTGTTTTCCAGGTGTATCTGGGTCAGCTAGATTAGTTACTATTCTAACTCTCGGATCATGTCCTTTTATTAATTTCTCAGCTATTTTCTTACCTCTTGAATATACTTTTTCAAGAGTGATACTTCCTTCTCCCTTCAATGCTACGATTTTACTATCCACAGATAGTCCTAATTGTACATCTTTTCTATCAGGTGTAACTTTAGCATTAACCTTAGAAAATTCTGCTATTTTTTCATTATCTATCCAAAGAGTACCATGAGCTCCAGCGATGGTATGATAACCTCTTATATTTGTATCTGCCATTTTAACCTCCTATTACATTTTAATGATTAAGCTAAGATTTGCCATAGTATCAGAAAATTTGACATCTCCATTCAAGAATACATCATCCCCAGATGGATATTTTAAGATTTCCATTTCTGTTAATTCATCTGGGTCTTTCCCATCTAATATAACTAATCTCTTTTGTGCTTCATAGTCTATTTCTATCTTATTGTTGTAATCGCCATTTAAGACATTTGGAGCCATTTCTTTAAAATAAACCTTAGTAACATTAGAACAAAAGTTCATCTTATTATTATAATCACATATATAAATACCTTGCCAGTAATTTCTAAATGTATTTTTGATATCATCAGCTACAAATCCCATTCCTTCAACTACTTTTATTTTTCTAGTATCTTTTTTCCAAACGCTATCGAAAGTAGTTTTTGAATTTACTCCATAGTTTACTCTAACTTTTTCATCATCCATATAAAGAGAAAATTTACCTAACTTAGGCTCAAAGTATTCAACTTCTGTTAAATCACTCATAACTTTATTGTCAGCAGATCTATTAATTGGCATTCCAGCGATAAGTCCTGCAATCGCTACTGTGTATTCTTGAGCCGTAAAATCTCCATAAATAGATTTATATGTTCCTGGATTAGCAAGTTCTACAATAGCAACATGATCTGTATTATTTGCAAAGCTAGATACATATTTTACATTTTTACCAATAGCTCCATCAGTTCCAAAAACTTGCTGAACCCAAGTTACTAACTTTTGATCATCTGCTTGTTCTGCTGCAGGATAAGCTAACCATTGCATTTTTCTTTGTTCAAATTCACCTAAAGCATCATCTAAGTTTTCACCTGTTTGCAATACTCTTACCAATACTTTATTAGCTCCATAGTGCATTGCTAGTTTAATGTATTTAACATTCTTAGCATCCCACTCTTTATCCTTCAAATCAGCTATAGTTTTTAATGTAACCCATTTTGTAGTTTTTTTACTATCTTTTAAAATTAAACAAGCAATTCCTCTAGCACTTCTTTGTATAGCTGTTCTAGCTAAAGTTTCAAATGCGACCTTCAAATCAGGGAATGGCTTTATTTGTCCTACTTCATTTCCCATTAATTACTACCTCCTTCTTTAAATCTTAATTCCAAATCTTTCATAAGTTCATAATCATAAGGTTTTCCATATAAGTTATATAAACTTAATGTAAAAATATAATGCCCAACTCTATCTACAATAGTTATATCTGTATTTCTTAAAGTTAGATATCTATCCAGTACATGCAAAACCTTTTTACCTTCTATTTCAAATGCATCATCTAAGTTTTCTAAGTTTTCTAATATCTCAGCATTAGTTAGCTTTCCATTAGTTTTTGGATAGTAGATAATATCAACATCTATTGTTTTTAGCTCTCTATATTCAGAGTTAAACTCTTTTTTATAGCTAACTAAATCAATATAAAAACAAGGTTTTTTGACATTATCTATATCCTCACTGTATGGGTTTACTTTTAGTTTTTCAGAAATAATCTTATTTAATGCATTCCTTATATCTGCCCATTTCATTTTTTTATCAATCCTCCATAAAAATTTTTTAAATCTTTATAGAATTTTGTTTGCCTTATATTTAATGCTTTTCTAAGCATAAATTTACCTTTTACGAATTTTGTTTTACTTTTTCCAACTCTATGACCATACTCAACATGATGAGCGTAATTAGTCATGTTAAATACAATTTGAGAGAATGTATTTCCAGTTAATCTCTTTCCGTTTTCTCTTTGCCAAGCATTTTTTAAAGTTCCAGTGTCAACGGGTGTTAATTCTTTAGCATCTTTTTTCAAATCCTCAGCTTGTAACATTAAAAATTTTTCAGTAGCTTGTGGAGCTTTTTCTTTTATTTCTATAAGAATCTTATCAAACTCTTTAAATCCTTTAAGTTCCATAATCTACCTCATTTTCAGATACTTCTGTCAAGGCTATTTCCTTATGTTTTATGATGTTATAAGCTAAAGGTTTAGATGCTTTAAAAATATAAAGTTCTCCATCTGCTTTTCTTGTAATTTTCAACAAATCATTTTGTTTAATATCTACATTTAAGCCTACAAATAGTTTATATTCTTGACCACTACTGTTAACCATTCCTGGTGTAACACTTCTCAACCATTTCTGTGAAAGCCTACAAGGGATATCTTTTAATATTTCTCGTTGTTCTTCATATGCTCCACCGTACTCATCCACTATTACAACAGATCTAATAACAGTAACTCTATCTGCATGTAACTTATCTAAAATATTCATACAGTCCCAACCTTTCTGAATCTAAATAATTGGCTTTTTAACGATAGAAACATTTCATCAGTTGTGTTATTAGATGTGTTGTATTCTATAGTAGTATCTCCTTCAGTAACTTTAGAGATATTGCCTTTTATTTCAGTTTCTTCAATAGTTTTTAATGCTAAGTGCTCAGCAAATGGCTCTATAAGCTCAACTGGAAAATCATCTCTATTCATAAAGTTCAAAGCTTTTCTAACCAAAATAGTTACTTGAATTTTCAATCTAGCTTCGTTGCTAACATCTGTTAACTCTTTCACTTTTTCAATTATTTTATTGTAAAGTTCATCCATATTTATAACCTCCTAATATAATAAAAGCAGGAGTTTTTTATTCTCCTGCCTCAGTTACAAGGTTATTATTTCTTAATATCTCTATTTCATTTTCATCAGATGTCGAGTAAACTCCATCTTTGAATTGAATAGAAGTCCCAGCTATTATCAAATTTTTATAGCTAGATTCAAAAATTATTTCTTTTGTTTCTTCAATATTAGTTATTTCATCTTGTTTTTTAGCCATTACTACCTCCTATGATATTTTTACATTTTTAACATGCACTTGGAATGGTAAATTTTTTATTTGGTGTGCATACTCTCCATGCAAGAAATAGTTATCAGCTAAAGCAGTTTTAGCTCCTACTTCTTCTTTTATTGGGTATAATTGTCTTAAACTAACCTCATTCAAGTTAATTAATAGAAATTCATTAGGTGCTAAAGATGGAGCTGGGAACACAGATACAACTCCTGCATTTGTAACTATTTCTGTGATTACAGTTCCTGTTACTTTTTCTTTTATGTCAGCTCTAACTATATCTTTATTCAATTTATTAATTTGAATAGCTATATCCCAAGGTACACATACAAAGTATTTACCAGCTTTTAAATCTGCTGCTCCTGGATTTCCTTTATTAACTATTGCTTTTACTGCTGTTGTCAATAAATCAACTGAGAAAGGTTGATTTCCAGCATCTAAAACTATTCCATGTTCTTTAATTAAAGATTTTATACCACCAGAAATTCTTAATTTACCATTTACATATTTAACTCCATTTAAAAGTTTATTTTCCATAATTCCTAGCATCTCATCTTTTTTCTTTTGAGATTCTAATTCTCTTACAGAAAGTCCACCTTGTCCATGAGGATTTAAATGTTTAGCTGTTTCTGTTACTTCATATTCTTCATATATGATTCCTGTGTTATTTGTGATATGAACAGGTAATCTAACAGAAGACTTTTTAAGTTCTCCGCCTTCTTCCATTTCTATTCCTAGACTTTGAACTATTGTATTTGCTGCTATATTTCCAGCAGTAGATGTTGTTCCAGCATATCCTCTTGTCACATCCGCTTTATTGTCTGTTTTTACTTTAATAACTTTTACTATTTCATCTCCAATTGATAATAAAGCGTCTTGAACTAAAATATCTTCATCTACTACTTGAATTTCAGTTACTCCAGCATTTAAAGCAACTTTTAAACTAGATGTTACTTTTCTTTCGTAATGATCTATCCATTCGATATTTGTAGATGTAGTTTTATCTACTCTTCCACCTCTCAAAATGTGAGATATGATAGGGGAGTTATTAGGATTTACTAATTGTAATTCATCTAATATATCATTTGATATTGCTTGATTTGTTGAGTTTAATTGTTTATCTATTTTTGGATCTGCAAATAATTGGATATTTAATCCAGTCATTCCTAAAAGTGTTGTAAATTTTTTCATTATTCATTACCTCCTGAGTTTTCTAATTCTTGTTTTGCTCTTACATAGTTAGCTCTGTCTATATCAGAACCACTTTCAAAAGCTTTCTTTCTTAAATCTTCTAATTGAGCCTTTTTATCAGCTCCACCATTACTTCCACCATTCATTGCCCCTGGTACTCCACTAGCACCAAGTCCTTTTACATATTCACCCATTACTTCTGCAAAACCTTTAACAGATGCTTCTATTTCTTCTTCTGTAACTCCACTAATTCTATCTAAAAACTTATCTGGCATTTTATATTTTGTTAATGTAGCTCTTTTGATTTCATCTGTCTTTATTTTTGAAAGTTCAGCATTCTTTGCATCTAAATCTTTTTGAATCTTTTCAAGTTCTTTTTTATGCTTTTCTTCTGCAGTAAGATTAGCATTTTTAATTCTTTCTTCATAATCTTCAATAGATTCATTATGCTGTCTTTCAAGTTCCTTTTTAGCTTTTTCAAATTTTTCATTTTCTCTTTTAA